GTCTCGGTGAATCTGATAATCCATTTGCCAAGGTTCTGGCCAGAAAGTTTGGTCTGCAAGAAGATGAGAATCCTGGTGTGGCTTCATCACCATCAACTTCTGACAATCCTTCTCTTGGTATGGCACCAATCAACAACACAGATTTCCGTCAAGAGAAAACAAACGTCAAGGCTGTCCTGGAGTCAATCGCACTTCAAGCCGCAGATGCATTTGAACTTATGGACGACAACAAAGAGATTCCAACTGCCATCTCAGCACAACTTGAGAACTGTCAGGGTATCATCAACAAGTTCTACAACTTTATGTCCAACTCTCAGTCAAATGATAGTTCAGATACCTCCGATACTCCACCTGTTCAGAAAGACACAGCAGAGCGTAAGCCGGCTGTCAATGAAGAAACCGAAGGCAACCCTTATATTGTTCTTCATGCCAAAAAGGGTCGTCATGAAACTTATGCAAACTCCACCTATGAAGCCGCAAAGAAAGCCGCTGCTCATTGGAAGTTGAAGTCAACCGCAGGCATTGATGTTTATCGCGCCGATGTAAAGCACAGTACAGCATCTATCGGTGAAGAAACCGAAGACCTCGATGAAGACAAGGTTCGCGCTAAGAAGACCATGAAGGAAGCCACAGACATCGTATTCCGCAATCTACTAAAGGACAAGTTCGATGCCGATTATTAAGAATCAAATCGGCGGCCATGTCGGTACATTTGACACCGCCAATGTAACATATACCACAGCAAACATTGCTTCTCCAAACAGTTCGGTTGAGACTGTAACTGGTATGGCTCTCGCTCGTATTCTTTGGACGGGTGATTGGGTTGTAAAGCAAGGCAGCAATGTTATTTTCCAAGCACCAGCAGGAACCAGCGGAACATGGGATGTTTCGGCTGAAGGACTACTCCTAATGGGCGCAAACAATGCCGCCAATATTACAGCCAACACCGCCAATACACAATCAAGTATTGCTATGGTGCTGACCAAGTATGCATACAATACTGCTGGAGTCTAAGAAATGAAACTTATTACAGAAACCATTGACGAGATTCGTGTTATAACAGAAGCCAGAGAAGATGGCAAGAAGAATATGTATCTTGAAGGCATCTTCATGATGGCAGAGGCACCAAATCGCAATGGTCGTATCTATCCTCGTGGTGTTCTGGAAAATGCTGTAAACAAGTATACTGACAAGTATATCAAAGAAAATCGTGCATATTCAGAACTTGGTCATCCACAAGGACCATCAATCAACCTAGAAAGAGTTTGTGGTCTACACAAGTCACTCATCTGGGAAGGCAATCATGTGATGGGTCGCATGAAAGTCACCAATACACCTTATGGTAAGATTGTAGAAGGTCTGATTGATGATGGTGCCCGTCTAGGTATGTCATCAAGGGGTATGGGTTCAGTTGCAGAAGGCAAGAATGGTATCATGGAAGTAAAGAACGATTTCGTTCTGGCTACTGCTGCCGACGTTGTTGCTGATCCTTCAGCACCTCAAGCCTTTGTTCGCGGAATCATGGAAAACGTAGATTGGGTTTATGACTCAGCCAATGATTCTTGGAAGGCACAACAGTTTATTGAACAGGCAAAGCAAGACATGAGAAAGATGACTGTCTCTGCCATCAATGAAGGTAGTATCGCTCTCTTCGAGAAGTATCTCAATACACTAATCTCAAGATAACGAAAAACATAAATAAATAATAAATCAATAGGGAGTCTAAAATGGCAACTAAAAATCAACTAGACGAGACTTTCAAGTCCGTTGATGGTCAAAGCGAACTTCCAGAGCCTAGTATTCAGGGTAGCGCAAAGCGTCCTGCTGACAAGACTACTGGAGAAACCGAGTATTCACAAACAACCAAGTCAGAAGTTCTGGCTAAGCTGATGCAGGACCTTCAGTCACGTTCTGCTGATGAAGTTCTCAATGTTTACAAGGCAGTTTCATCAACCAATGATTCTGTAAATAGGCGTCCAGCCGACAAAAATATCAATGGCGGCGAGACCTATGGTACCACAACTCATGCTCCAACTGCTGTCAAGCCAGTTATTGCTCGTGAGAATGTTGAAGAGATTTTTGCCGGTGAAGACCTGTCAGAGGAACTGATGGATCGCGCCGCTGTAGTATATGAAGCCGCTGTCAATCAGCGCATTGCTATCATCGAGGCTCGCCTTGAGGAGCAGTATGCAGAGACTCTTGAGGAAGCCATCGACCTCGTTCATGACGAAATGGTCGAATCAATCGACAAGTATATGACTTATGTAGCCAATCAGTGGATGGAAGAGAACCTTCTAGCCGTTGATAATGGCCTGAAGGCTGAAATGGCCGAAGAGTTCCTTCTTGGTCTGAAGGATCTTTTTGAAGCGAACTATGTAACAGTTTCTGACGACCGCGAAGATGTTCTCTCTTCGATGGCCGAAGAAATCGGGGATCTGAAAACTCGCCTGAATGAGGAAGTTGAAAAGAACATCTCACTTTCAGAGGAAGTTGAAAAGACTCGAATCGGTGAAATCGTATCTGAGATGGTAGAGGGTATGGCTCTTTCACAGAAAGAGAAGTTCATTTCTCTAGCAGAAAGCATCAGCTATGTTGATGCCGACGATTTCGTTTCCAAGGCGGAGACAATCAAGGAAACATATTTCTCAGAAAAGAAGACCAACACAAATGCTCAACCTCTAACTGAAGATTTTTATGCAGAAGAGAATGAAGCGGCTGAAGTGCCTTCAAATATGAGAGTATATGCGGATCATCTTGCAAGACTGTCAAAGAAGTAAAAATCATAAATAAAGTATCATAACTCAAAAAAGAATAGGGAGTTACAATAATGAGTCTACATTCCGAAATCCAACAGAAGTGGAGTGCCATCCTTGAGCATGACGCTCTGCCTCGCATCGAAAACGGCCACAAGCGCGCCGTTATCGCCCAGCTTCTAGAGAACACCGAGCGCGCTCTCATCGAAGAGGGTGCCCAAGGTGGTCAGACATCAATGCTGTCTGAGACCACAGGTTCACTTGCAACATCACTTTCTGGTGGTGTACAGAACTATGATCCAGTGCTTATCTCGCTGGTTCGTCGCGCTATGCCTAACCTGATCGCTTATGACATCTGCGGCGTGCAGCCAATGACTGGTCCTACCGGCCTGATCTTTGCTCTTCGTCCTCAGTACGACAATCAGAGCGGTGCCAATGCCTTCTACAACGAAGCTAACACCGGCCAGTCAACCTATGGTCGCACAGGCAATACTCAGGTCATTGGCCAAGCCAATCAGACTTGGGGTGGCATCTACGGTGTGAACACCGCCACTGTTGTTTCAGGCAACTCACAGACCTATAACTTTGCTGGTGGTGCTAATACTGCTCAGTCAGAAGCTCTTGGTTCAACTGGTAACGTTGACTTCAATCAGATGGCTTTCAGCATCGACAAGGTTACCGTGACCGCTCAGTCACGCGCCCTGAAGGCTGAATACACCATCGAACTTGCCCAGGATCTGAAGGCAATTCACGGTCTGGATGCTGAGACTGAACTCTCAACCATCCTTTCAGCAGAAATTCTTGCTGAAATCAACCGCGAAATCGTTCGTACCATCAACCTCACCGCCAATCAGGGTGCTGCTGAGACAACCACTCCTGGTGTGTTCGACCTTGACATCGACTCAAACGGCCGTTGGTCAGTTGAGAAGTTCAAGGGTCTGATGTTCCAGATCGAGCGTGAAGCCAACCGCATCGCCAAAGATACCCGCCGTGGTAAGGGCAACATTCTGGTCTGCTCATCAGATGTTGCTTCTGCTCTTCAGATGGCTGGTGTTCTTGATTACGCTCCTGCTCTTAACAGCAACAATCTTGAGGTAGATGATACCGGTAATACCTTCGCTGGTGTTCTTAATGGTCGCATTCGCGTCTATATCGATCCCTATGCTGCTGGTAACTATCTGACTGTTGGTTATAAGGGTGCTTCAGCATTCGATGCTGGTCTGTTCTACTGCCCATATGTTCCACTTCAGATGGTTCGTGCAGTTGGTCAGGACACCTTCCAGCCCAAGATCGGATTCAAGACTCGTTACGGCGTAGTTGCCAACCCATTTGCCTTTGGTGCTAACCCCAATGGGTATACCCCTGGTCAGCTAATCCAAAGCACCAACTTGTACTACCGCAGGGCCCTGGTGAACAATATTCTGTAAAAGTGACACTTTTCACTTTTGGAACATAAATAAGGGAGAGAGGGAAACTTCTCTCCCTTTTCTTTTTGTCTTGACAAAACAACAAAAATCATATATAGTTTATCCGATGTTTGAATGGACAACTATATGCATTTTCTCGAAGCAATATACACAAAAGTTCCTGTTGCGCTCAAAAAGTATTGTGACACAAACGAAATAACATGTGTAGAACAAATACCAAAATGTAAAAAGTGTGGTAACACCACGACCTACAACAAGGCATATCCTAAACTAGGATTTGTTGAATATTGTGGACCTACATGTTCTAGAAGTGATAAGACTGTTGATAAATCTGTAGAAAATCTTCTTTCAGACAAAGACTGGCTCTATAATCAACGCATAAACTTGCGAAAATCTAAAGAGATGATCGCCAACGAACTTGGTATATCTATTGTTCCTGTAAACAAATGGATCAAAATACACAACATACCTAAAGTAAAGTATAATGAATCCTCATATTCTGTTGGTATGAAACTGAAAAATAAAGACACCATAGATGATCTTTATAACAATCAAAATCTAAAGGTAAGAGAAATAGCAGAACTTTTAGGTAGTTCTTCTGCTACTGTTAGCCGTTTCATGCAACAACACGGTATTGACGGAAAACCCAGAAACTCATACGAGAGAAATAGAAACTTTCGTTCTAAAGGCGAAATAGAGATTTGTGAGTATTTGGATTCTTTGGGTGTCAAGTATGAAACAAACAACAGAAGTCTTATCGGACACGAACTTGATATTTACATACCAGAAAGTAAAATGGCAATAGAATATAACGGTCTATATTGGCATACTGAACAGTTCAAAGGTAAAATGACACACCACAACAAAACTGCTCTATGCAGAGAAAATGGTGTTTATCTTCTACATGTGTGGGAAGACACATGGACAAACAACAAAGAACTCGTGAAGTCCATGATAGCAAACAGGTTAGGATTTTGCGTAAATAAGATTTATGCTAGAAACTGTGTTATCGGCAATGTAAATAATAATGTATCTAGAATGTTTCTTGATGATAATCACATACAAGGATATTCATCAGCATCGGTGAAACTAGGATTGTATCACAATGACGATCTTGTTGCAATGATGACTTTTAGCAAACCTAGATTCAATAAGTTTTGTTCTTGGGAAATAGTCAGATTTTCTGTTCTGAAAAACTCGCTTGTTGTTGGTGGATTTTCTCGTTTGCTATCACACTTTATGAAAGAACACGAAGGAGATATAGTGACATATGCAGACCTGTCATATTCATATGGGGATGTTTATCAAAAACACGGGTTTGAACTTGTGTCAATAAACAAACCATCGTATTGGTATTTGACAGATCATAGCACAATAAGGGCTTCTAGAACGACATTCATGAAAAGAAAACTTCCAGAATCAAAAAATGGTATGTCTGAGAAAAATATGGTTGATGTTCTGGGACTACAGAGAATATGGAACTCAGGTTCAATGACCTTCATTTACAAACGATAAATATATAATGTATCAATGGAGGAACTATGAACGCCATAACAAATAATCCAGGCAACATCAACTTTCTAAGTCAAGTAGGATTTAGATTTGATATTGCTAGATCACCAAACTTCAATTACTTCATCCAGAGAGTGGAGTTTCCTGGTGTATCTTTGCAGCCGGCTCAGATGCCAACACCGTTCGTCAAAGTTCCTCTACCAGGCGAACACTTGGACTATGACAAACTCTCAATCACATTCAAGTTGGATGAAGATTTGCGTGGTTACTTTGAGATGTATGACTGGCTGACAGCGTTAGGTAAGCCAGAAAACTTCGATCAATCTTCTGTGATATATAAGAATAAGAGATACGATGAACATGCTGTGTATTCTGACGCATCTTTGGTGATACTGGATGCCAACATGAATCCTAATGTTACTGTCAACTTTTATGATATGATACCTATTAGGTTGTCCGGTTTCACTTTACAGACAGACGCAAATGATATTCGGTTCATCACAGCTTCAATGGAGTTCTCCTATAGAATGTATAAGTATGAATACGATATGTAACCTAATAAGAACAATTATTGAAATGCCAACGATTGCCTCTTTTAACTATTTTATGGCATCGCGGACATTCTAATAAAGGAGCTGGGTTTTTCTGTTTTCCTCTCTCCCCTCTCATCTTTTCTATCGTTTCATTCGAATGAATTTTTCCTAAATTCGGACCAACCTTGTTTGCCCAATAACCTATTTTTCCAAACATAGGATTTTTCGTTGGATCTGAAAGTCGTTGTTTGGTACTTTTTGATATTTTTTCTTTTTGACTTTCAGTCATTTTTCTGTTTTTATTTGGGCCAGTTTTCCGGTCCAAAAAGTAGCACCTTCACCTCCGTCTGTTTTGTTTAGAAGAATGCCTGTGCTATTATCTTTGCGTCCGTACCATCGTATATACCGACGTTCCAGTGCATACGCCCCCAACTCAGTCAAATTAATTTCTAG